ACGACATCGTTAATCTCTTGCAACTTCTGTGCCTGAGCCAGTGGAGATACCGGCGTCACCTTTACCTCTACACCGTTCACCTTCAGCGGCATATCAATCAAGCCTTGTTGGTCCATGACAAACAACGTGCGGCTTACAATCGGAACCAGTGTTTCCTGTATCATTCTGCCGAACGCACTGCCCAGGTTAGTGGCCAGCTCACGGGTGCGTTCTGCGATTTCCGTAGCTGACCTGGCTGACATATTGTCTGGCGGCAGCGTATCATCCATCAATATCTTTTTGATGTTCATCCGCAAATCGTTGATGATAATCTGGCTTGTGTTGAAGTCCCCAGCCTTTGGCAGCGGGGTCAGTGATGCCCCCTGCGGGCCACCGTTTCTGGCAACAGAGATAACTGCACCAGGCTGAATCTTAATGTTCTGTGGATTTAAAACGCCGTCATCTGCAGCTGTGTACACTCCGGCAATCGCCAGGCTGGCATTTTTCAACACCAGCTCCAGGGTCTTGTTCAATGTTTTGACATCTGAAATCGCCGTGACTAAAGGCCCGCGTCCATATATCTCACCGGCTATTTTGCTGTACCTGGCTACAATAAACGGGCTGCTGCGCATCTCACGATACACAAGCTCCTGCTTTTTAGCTGGCCAGATAACGTGATAGTGATATCGGCCTGACTCCAGGTCTAACAGCACGCAGTCAAATAAATCCAGCTCTTTGTCCGGCGCCCGGTCAATGGCTTCCTGCAGCTCAACAGATATCTGAACATCTGGAAACTCACGCGGGATAGCCTCTGCCTTCATGCGCTGCTTACGGTAGACGTTATCTACTGTTCCATACGGCCCTTCTTCTAGGGCAACCAGGTATTGCGGAATAGGCGTGAACCGAATCGGTGTAGCCTCATCTCCTGGTGTGATCATCATTACAGCTGTGCCTACGGCCAGCTCCAGCAAAAATTCACCCATAGCCAGGTCAAAGTTTGTCTGACGCAGCGTGTCAAACATACGGCGGTTATATTCATCAAACAGCTCTTGAGCGGTTGCCTTTTGTTCTTCTGGCACAGCTGAACCAGCCTCCAGGCGACACCACTGTTTGTATGGAGGAAATAGCCCCGCCTGGAGTCGATTAGCAAACCGCTGCGTAGCATGGATAGCTGTACTGTCAAATACGCGGGCCATCTTGCCTTTGCCGGCTACTTTGCCCTCGTAATATCCGCTGTACAGATTGCGCTGCGGCAGTGCAAACTCATAACAATCTTCATAGATTGTACGCCATTCGTCTTTGCGGGCCTGTGCTTTGGCCTCGCGTTCCATAATGCTGGGTATATTTAATTTAGGCATTTTGTTTTTTCGCCTTATTCCGCTTACTTATCGCTGCAGCCTTTGCTTTTGCATCAGCTTTTGAGGAAGCCCCCCAGGCCCGGAGAGATAATAACAGCCTGGTGGGACGACCTTTGCTGTCACGCTCCGGGCCTGAGACGCCGGCCATGCGTGCGAGAAAGGATGCACGCCTGGGATTATCCCCGCTTCTCACGGGAGCCTTCACCCCGAAATGTTTTCGGCCAGCTGCGTTAAGACCGCCCTTTGGATTTTGGTGCTTTTTTAGCGTCACTGGCTTTACTCCGTGGTGCTTTCGGCTTTGTCTCAGCTGCTGGCTCGGTTGCCGGCTGCGCTATAGCCCGGCGGTGTACGCGGGCATCTTCCTTAATCTTGGTCATTGCCCGCCACCTAACTTGGTAGATTGCGTGCCAGCCTCATCCATACGAGCCGGAGACATCAACAACCGCATACCACCTGTACGGCGTGCCCGTGACCGCGCTGCAATCTGACGCTTTTGTTCTGTTTCTTGCTGCTCAAGACGCTGCTCTTGCTTTTCCTGCGCCTTCTGAATAGAAGGATCCTGTCTTGGAGCCTTCGGCTTGCTGAATATACCACCCATTACGATAACCTCACCATTAATCTGTAGTCTGCACCTTCTGGGCCATAGTTACTCATTACAGCCTCTTCTTCAAAATACAGGCTTTTTGCGAATCTGTAAGCGGTATCGTTACGGGTTGATACGGCGATTTGAAGGCGTTTTAGCTCAAAATCGTGCATTACGTTGCTCAATATCTTGCGTGCCCCGCGTAAAACCGATATCGCATGGCGCTCTATTCCATGACCTGGCAGCAGCCAAACTTCGCCTACTGCTCTCCACATGGGCCGAAAGCCAAAAATAACTACAACTTTCCCGTAGCCTATGCCGCTCCAGGTCAATCCCTCAACAGTATTGATATCTACATACTCTAGATATTCCTCGATGTGACCCTTGTAGTTGTCTTTTTCATAGTCTCGCAAGTCCAGGTCAAGCAAATGCTCCGGCCTGTATGGCACGATATGCTGTCCTTTGGACAACCTTACGTCTGGGAAAGTAATCATATTATCTCAAAGTCCGTCTGTGCTGTGTAAGTTCCGCCGGATGCCAGCTGGCCCCGACCTCGCAGTCTGCGTTGCTCACCGCCGCCTAGCATCAGATACCCAAACGCATCCCCGCAGTGTGAGTGTTCATTCTTTACCGGCATATCTTTGAACCGTTCCTGGCCGGCTCCCAGGCTTTGCCGTTTGAAAAAATACCCACCGGACAGGCTTTTGCGCAGCCGTAGGCATTTTTTATTCACCATCAGGCCAGGCTTGCCGGCAATCAGTCTGGACATAGGCGCGGCCCCTGCTTCGCGCCGCACCTGGAAGGCATTGCTTTCTGTTGGCTGCGCCTTGAAGCCCAGGCTCCGCAAATGGTCAAAAGCAGTTACCTCATATATTTCATCACGTTTATTGCCCGCCGGGTCGCCCCAGATCAGGATTTCGCTTTTGCTATAACGCTCTGCTATCCTGCCTAGCAGTTCCTGGCCGAACCGCTCCAGGCCCATATCGAACGTCACCAGCTCATCCAGGATACGCCAACCACCAGCGTTAGTGCGCTGCCCAAAGATAGCCGCCGGCGTCAAACCAAAGTCAACGCCTATCTGAACAGGAAAGTACGGGTCAACCTCTGTGTCGCCAGACATCAGCTCGTCATCATATTCGGGCCAGACAGGCCGGCCCTCCTGGACAAACGTAAACTTGCCCTCGGCGTAACACCGTATCCAATCCAGGTTTTTGCCGCCCAGCAGCTGGTGATAATATCCTGCCGGCAGATTGTTTTTGTTCTCAGCCTTTGGATTTACTTGCCACCACCGGCCCGCGCTGTGAATAAAGTCCTGGGCCTCTGGATTTTCCGGCAGCTCATCCGGCGCTGCCTGGAGAACGCCGCCGGGCTGGCGAAAAAAGTTCCAGGCGTACTTCCCCGTTATGGGTGTTTTCTCCGACACAGTATGGAACCAATGATCCGAGTCAGGCGGATTAGTGTCCATCCAGATGCCGTACCAGGTAGCCCCGCCGTCTGCTTTGGTCGGATAACGGCCTACGCGGTGTGTTAGCCCGTCAATGACCGCTTTTGGCAGCTCCCGGCACTCATTGCACCACGCCCCGGTTATCTCAAGAGACAACAGCTTGCGCACCGATTGCGGCGTGTCCAGGGCCAAAAATATAACCTCACAATCAATCCCGGCAGCATCGCCCCTGGGCGGCAGCTTCAAATGATGCGTAATCGGCGGCTGCCATCTCATGCCTCCCCAAACGGATTCTGGGAAAAGTTCCTGCCAAGTCTTGATAGTGGTCGTTCTGAGTTCGGGGTATGTATTTCGCACAACCACAAAGCGGCTATATCGAATACCATCTCTGGGGGATGGCCGTTGTCTAACAGCTCGTAGCATAATTTCAGCAGCGCATCCGTAGCTTTTTCCGCTTCCGACTGGCCCCATGATTCCTCTGACAAATCCGTCATCGTTCAAAAACTTCCATACTGTCGGACTTTGCGAAAAGTCCAGGTCTAAACTTGGTGTCTCAGCCACGCTTCAGTTTCCTTATAGCACTAACCAGATATTCATCAGCCTTAATCTGCCCCTTTATCATCTGGCGCACCTTGCTCCTGGACTTGCCAAAACGATAAGCAACCTCATGCTCACTCAGCTTCGCCTCCAGCATCGCCTTCATCAGCTGCAGCCCCTCGTCCTTGTACGGTACTTTCATCTATCTCCTCCGCCTCTATCACCGGCCCCTTCATGTTTATGCCAACAATCGATGGCTTATCCTCGTTCTGTTCAGCATCCAGCATCCCAGACGCCTTTGCAAGCACCCGCAATGTGCTGACCTTATCGTGCATCTCTATCGTAACATCATCACCCCGAACAGATATCTTTTTTATCGCCCGCAAAGCATGATCCGGTATATCCTCAATAGGCTTTATCGTCCCGTCCAGGTTCACAATGTCCGTGATGTTGGCAGTGCCCAGGGCAATAAGCTCCTGGGCAACCGCCTCTTTGTTCTGATGCAGCGTCTCAGACCGGCCAATACGCCGCTGCACCAACCGAGTGCCGCCAAACCGACCAATCGGTGGCCGCTTGTCAGACCCCTGCGCCATCAGAAGTTAATTATATCAGCTTCTAACTTAGGCGCCTGGCCATCATCCTCAAACAGATTAAGCCACACCTCACCCTCCGCATTAGGCAGCGGTAAGCTCTCCAGCTTCACCCGTATCTTCCCGTTCTCATCCATGAAAGCAACACCATGCTTGAGCCAGATAGGCTTGTCCCGGCCTGGTATATCCTTCGCTTGACTTACATTAAAACGCTTCTTAGGCATCTAGTCCTCCAATAATAGCTCGTAATCCTCGTAAACCAATATGGGAGAGTCCGAGCCGACACACCCCCTGGCAATATTAAAATCAAACCACTCCCATGCAGTATCACTGTCCCAATCGTTCTGCTTCATCAGCTCAGACACAATCTTTTCAATGCTGTACACCATGCGATTGTCATAGTTACTGCCAACAGCCACACCTAGTATGGCCTTATCCATGCCATCAATTTTAACAATAGACATCAATCAACCTTTCAGGAAAAAGTGGAAAATATTTGCGTGGCGCCCTGCACACACAGGCCGAGGGGTGGGGGGCAAGGGGGTCGGCTGCCGGCGCCGCAAAATCGACAGAACGCGGCAAATCGCAGCTGTTTGTCGCATAATGTGCATTATGGAAGATGGGAATCGTTTTATTACAACGACTTAGCTCGTACATAATATTCTGGCTGCTGATGTGTCGTGTTTGAGACATAATATTCATGGCATCCTCTTCAATCCGGCAGCGGTTTTGCGCAGCACCTGGTTGATCTGTTCGCTGCTGCTGCTGCCCAGTGCCCGGCTGACCGGCTTGGCAAAGAAGCCCAGGCCGCGTGCAAAGTCCCTGGCGTTCTTGGCGCAGTAATCGTGATGATTCCTCAGTATATCCGCCAGCTGCTGCGGTTCCAGACCGTCCCTGACCCAGCTCTGAGCCAGGTCAAAGTCCCGTTCATTCCAAATCCTGGGCGTGCCGTAGGCATCTGCTGCTTTTAGAAACAAGCTACACAACAGCCTTGCCTTATTCTTTATATCGTTATTATTACTCGTTAGTGTCTCGTTCTGTGCAACCTCAGATGTTGCACGTGCCGCAACCTCAGATGTTGCACCTACCTGCAACTTCTGGTGTTGCACCTGACCTTTAGCACCTGCAACCTCTGGGGTTGCACCTGTCAATCCAGCTTCTCTTTCTGCCAGTTCCATTTGTTCTTTGGCTGACAGGTTGCTGCGCTGCTCGTCTTCATCCATGTGCTGCTCCCCGTACTTTACCTTGAACGTGGTTGTCTTCTGGTCTTTGTATTGTTTGCGTGCGTGTACCAGGTAGCCGGTGTTCAACAGCTTCTGGACTTGCCGGCTGACTGCCTGGCGACTGATGCCCAGGTCTTTTGCCAGCCTTGCCTGGCTGACGAATGTTC